AGAAAAACTTCTTATCACTTCTGGTTCTGATACTTGGGTATGGGATTGGCTTAATTCTTGCCAAGATCATATATTGGGAGGAGGTTTAGTACCATCTGATTATTGGTCAACTATGGTAGTTAATGAATTAGCTGAGGATGGTAAAACTATACTTAATACTCATTCATTAACTGAAGTTTGGCCAAAGAAGATAGATGGTTTAGATTTCGATAGAACTGCTTCTGAAAATACTATAGAAAAAATAGAATTTTCTGTAGGAACTATAGATAAGTATTAATCAATTAATATTGGATAGGGAGTAAGATCTTATAGGTCATACTCCCTATTTTCATTTAAATTTAAACTTTTAAAAACATGGATTTTTTAACAAAAGAATTTATTGGACCTTCAGGTTACAAGTACACAATTAGGGAAGAAAATGGAGAAGATGAAGAAGTCCTCTCAAATCCTTCAGATGCTCATAATCTAATGAACATCACTAATTTTATTTCTAGAATAGTAATAAAAACTGATTTTACAGAATCAACTAAGTTAACTCCCATAGATGCTTTGAATTTACCTTTGAGAGATAGGTATGCTATACTTATTCAATCAAGGATATTCTCTATAGGAGAAGAATTGGATTTTACTTATAGTTGGCCTTTAGAATCTGAGCCTACTTACTATAGTCAAGATCTTAGAGAATTAATATTTGATGATTATACTAATATTACAAAAGAAGCTCTAGAAGATAAACCAGACGCTATTAAACCGTACAAGGATATAGAATTACTGCATACTTTAAAATTTAAGGATTATGAAGTAACCCTTAGTAGTGGCAAAGAAATCAAATTTAATCTCATGGACGGTAATGCAGAAGCTTGGTCTTTATCCTTACCTATAGATAAACAAACTCGTAATGCTGAGTTACTTGCTAGAGGTTTAAAATTAAAGGTTAATGGTAATTGGGAAACAGTACAACAGTTCTCTTTATTTACTATAAAGGATATGTCTGAAATGAGATCTATTGTTCATGAGATAGATCCTATATGGCAAGGTACTGTAGAGATAGTTAATCCCCGTACCAATGAGAAGAGTTTATATCCTATACTGGGAGCTCCTCATTTTTTCTTTCCAACGGAAGCGTAAATGAAGAAGCTGAGGGTTTATCTGATGAATTAGTATTAAAGAGAAAGATACCCAGATTCATACCCTTGGTAGATCAATATGTTTATATACAAAGAGCAGAAATCAATCCTGGAGATTATTTCTGCTTTTTACGTCTTCCGTTAAGAGTAAGAGAACGCTTCAGATTAATAGCTGAAGCATATTATGATTTTCAAAAAGAAAACGCTAAAAAGCTTGATTAAATATGTTTGGAAATAGCTCATCTGTAGTTGATATTGGTATTTCAATGTCACTCAGAGATCAGTTTACAACTCCTGCAGGTAATATAGGTAGAGCTTGGCATAATATGATGAATGGTATAACCCAGACAGCATATAATGCTCAAACAAGTTTTGCTAATACCGTAGCTATGAGTATGAATGTTCTTAAAAGCCTTGAATCAGCTTTTGAATATTCTGCAAAGGTTCAGGATAATTCTTTCTTAACTACTAAGATGATTAATGATGGTTTAGATCATCAGAAAGAACTCCTAGAACAAGCTCAAGCTATTAACTTGAGAAACCCTCTTACTGCTATGGATATTACTTCTGGTCAGAAGTTTATGGCCATGGCTGGTATGGGCTTTGAACAGATAAAAGGAGCTGTAGAACCTGCTGCTCAATTAGCAGCTATCTTTAATATGCCCATGGGTCAAAAAGGAGGTACTGCTGACTTGATGACTAATATCATGTCTATGTATAACTTAGACCCAAGTAAGGCTAAATCTGTAGCTGATATATTAGGAGTAGGTGTAACTTCTGCTAATACTAGTATGGAAGACTTAGCTCAGGCTATCAAATATTCTGGAGCTACTGCTAGAATGGCTGGTATGAATATTAAAGAACACGTAGCTGCTATAGGAGTATTAGGTAACTCTGGTATTCAGGGTTCAATGGCAGGTACAGCTATTTCCAATGCTATAAATATGTTCAATAAAGCTATCTCAGGAACTTCTAAGGGTGGAGCTAAGGTATTAAAAGCTTTAGGTTTAGATAAAGATACTTTAACAGATGCTCAAGGTAAACTAATACCTATAGCTAAATTGGTACAATTAATATCTGAAAAAACCCGAGGAATGTCTTCTGTAGATCAATACCAGGTATACTTTAATCTTTTTGGCCAAAGAGGTATAAGAGCTATGTACTCATTAGTTCAGGATTATGAACATCAAAATAAGTTTGCCGAGATAATGGGTAAATTAAATACTTCCGAAGGTTGGTCTGAAAAAACCATGGAAGAGAAAATGGAAACTCCCTTGGGTGCTATTCAAATGATGTCTTCAGCTTTTGAAAACTTAAAGGTTACTGGTGGAGCTGTATTAGCAAAAGTATTTGTACCTTTAATGCACTTAGCAGGAAACTTTTTTACTACTATAAATAACTTTAGTAAAAGTGGCTTAGGTAAAATACTTATACAGGGTTTAACTCTACTTACCATGTTCAAAGGTATAAGAGCTCTATTTGGATTCTTTGTAATAGGAATGAAGAATATAACTTCAACTATGAGAAGTACCAATACAGCTAGTAACCTGTTTAAAACTAACATGGGTGCAAGTAATATTGCTGCTTCTCAGATGGAGATTCATTTGAGAAATTGTATGTTACTTTTAAACAGAATGGCCGTAGTTCAAGGATTATCTACTGGTATAGGTATGGTGGGAAAAAGAGGAAATTTAATGCCTCTTAGGGATGGTTATACAACTGAATTGGATAAGAACGGTAGATTAAGATATAGAGTAGCTAAAGGGTTTACTTCAGCTAATGGTAAACCTGGTGGTACTTTTGTTTCTCCTGAAGAAGCTTTAATGATGGGTGCTGCAATGGGTTCTAATAGACCTCCTACTACTGCTCAAAATACTAATGGTAAATCTCCCCTGTTTAGATCTTTGAGGAATTTCTTACCTAAATCTCTATCTAGTTATGTTGCTGCTCCATTAGCTAAAGTTGGAAGTGGTATAGCTAATATAGCTTCTAAGGGTTTAGGATTTTTAATGGGTCCATGGGGATTTGGATTATCCTTAGGTATATCTTTTATCCCAAGTATTTTGGATTTCTTAAAAGGTGATAGTAATAGTAAAGAGCAACAGATTAAATCAGCTGAACAACGTCAAGCTCAGAGAGATGCCGAATTAGTTAGAGCTATTGCCAATGGTAAAGCTGCTTCTATAAGTATAGATTTAAATGGAAGTAACGTAGGAACATTCTCTGATGGAGATAAGGCTAGCGTAGATTTGGGAGGTCCTCAGTTTGAAATGAATGATTATGGAATGTAATATGAATTATTATGGCAAATATTATTCCTAAGAAAGTTAGTAAAATCTTTTCAGATGTAAGAGATTATACGAGTAGTGATACTGTAACTACTATCTTAACTTCCGAAGCTAATAAGTTATGGAGGGCTAAAATATTATTAGATAGAGTTACTAAACCTGGAGAAAAGGATAATCCTGATGAAGTATTTCCAAATACTAATGCAACTCCAAGTTTAAAAAAAGGTTCAGAAAAACAACAGTATAAACCAGTAGTAAGTAGTAAATCAACTCTATTAAATAAAAACTTTAAATCTAGACTACAGATAAGTTTCCACCCTAATAAAGAAGATATAATTCCAGCTAATTTAACTGGAGAAAGTCGTAGGCAACAATTAAATAAATCTAAACCTACAATCAGTATATATAATTTTTTCACTTACCCTATACAGAGTATAGAGTTACAAACTATACCTAAGGATTTAGAAATTAGTTCAGAAGGTACCTGGGCTGTTATAAATTCCAGTGGTAGAAACTTACCCATGTATCATTATACTGGTTCAGAAACTACCATACAGTTTAATATATCTTGGTATGCTAATGATCCTAAAAATCCTCAAGATGTATTAGCTAAGTGTAGATTATTAGAAAGATGGAGCAAAGCAGATGGTTATGAAAAAGCTCCTCCTTTATTACAGATAGATTGGGGTACTGGAGGTATATTTGGTAATTTTAATGCTGAAACTGGAGAAAACATGAAAGGTCCTAAATACTACTTTATTCTTCAATCAGCTTCTTACAAATTATCAGGTTGGCAAACAGATGCAAGGATATTAGATCCTCATTCTAATCAATTAATACCTAAACCAGGTTATACTAAAAGGGGATTAAAACCTTGTCTGGCTACACAGGAATTGATATTTAAGAGAGTTAGTGCAAGAAGTATTACTTATTCTGATATAATTTCTGATGATTCTCTAAGAGGAGTTCAAGGTATAAAAGGTTTCTAAAAATAAATTATTATGGCAACAGGTCCTTACAATATAGATAAAGTCTATAGGTTAAGTTATGACGAAGGAGATTATTCCTTAGAAAGAGAATTAAATGATTCATTAACTGATAGTGGTATACAACATACAGTACTTGAAGGTGAAACTTTACATAGTATAGCTTTCAAATATTATCATGATTCAGGAAGATGGGCTGATATAGCAGATTTCAATGAAATAGTAGATCCTTTAGATATAAATAAGGGAGATATTATCTTAATACCAAATTAAAATGGCAAAGGTTAAAGTAAAGAAAGAAAATAAGGAGGTAAACTTTAAACCTAGCCAAGGTAAGTCTAGTCCTTATACTTTGATGCAGGGTACTGGTACTCCTTATATAGCTTTCTTCAATGAGGATGGTCAACCATTAAAGAATCCTGATACTGGAGTACCTCTGGGAGCTTATGTAACTTCATTTGAATTAAAATTAAGTGAAGAAGCAGAAGACTATGGTACTATTAAAATTGATAACTCTAATCCTGATTTAGTGAATATGAGTGAATTAAATGAGAATGGAGTTATCATTATTCAGTATGGATATATATTTTCTAACGGTCTTACTAAGTCTTCTAAACCTAAGAAATTAGTAGTAAAACAAGTATCTCTATCTTTTGATGAAAGTGGAACTCATATATCTATTATGGTTAAAGATTCTGTTACTGATTTGAGGCATTCAATCCCTTTCAAACCTTCAGGAGATGATGTAACTATGCTAGATTATATGGATAATGGTTTTGGTCAAGACGTAGGTGTAATTATAGAAATGTTTGAATAGTATGAAAGCAGAGCCAAGATTAATAAGTAATCAGATTTATGAACATATACAACCTATTACTATAGAAGAGGAGATTATCCCTAAGAGGATAGTATTATATGCTAATAATTTTTCTGGTTTAGATCCTACTCCTGTTACTGATGAAGAATTAAATAACTTACTTGGTAATACTGTAGGTATGGCAGGTAATAATGTATTAGTACAACTTAAGAAAAAATTCTCTACTTTTAGAAATGGTCCCTGGTATATAGATTCCAGGGACGGAGTTGTGTATATACATAATAGGAAGAATTCCATAAGCAATGTACATGATTATACTTATAACCGAGAAAATGGAGAATTACTTTCAGCAACCTTTACTATACAAGAGGTTTATAAACCTTTTGCAGGAGTTAAATCTGCTATAGATGCTTTAGGTAAAGGTTTAGGTAAGATAACTGGTAAATTAGATGAATTCTTTTTACCAGACGGTTCAGAAATGCCTTCAGATTTAGGTAGTGAAACTTTAGAAGAATATAATAAGAGATCTCGTATCAATAGAACTGATACAGTAGAGGATGTTATGAGAAGAAATGGCTACGGAGAAGGTTGGAAATTATGGAGAAAACAAGAAGGTAAATTAGAATCTAGATATGTTAATTCTATATGGGAAGGACAGAGATTAACTAGAGAATATAATAGTAAAACTCCTGGTCAAAAACAAGCTCAAATTAATAAAGCTATAAAAGAAGCTTATGGTAAGACGGATAGAAATGCTCAATTGAATTATCTATTCCAAAAAAATCCTATGTTAAAAGAGAAATGGATATTAGCCATAAATGCTATCAAAGATTATGGAGAAAACAGTCCCTATGCCCAATACTATAAGAATGATTTCATGGAGAGTGCTTCTAATTATAATGTACCTGCTAAGAGTGTAGATTTTAATGATTACAGTACTAAAAGATTTACTATATCTCTATCACCTTTTGAAAACACTGGTCCTCAATCTGTAAAAAAAGCTTCAGATAAAGCTTTAAAAACTTGGGTAGTTAAAAATCAAGTTAAAAGAAAATTAAGTGGTGCTAATCTTATACCTGGTAGTGAAAAGCTTTACACATTTAAAAAATTAGTACCTATACACGGTTCTCCTAATCCTACTTTCAAGCAAGTTATAATGACTGGAGGTACAGTTGATATTATGTATACGGGATATGGCGGATATAGAACTTTTACTAATGGAGCCCAAGTAGTTCAAGATGCTTTAGGTAGAAACCTAGATGGTAAGAAAGCTCCAAATTTTAGTAATCTATTGGGAGATGTTAAGAAAGCTTTACATAATGCCGGTAAAGGTAAGAAAGAAAAACAATTATTAGCTACTGTAAGAGTAATAGGTAATCCTGATATAGAGGTCTCTAACAGTTTAGGTTTATATAACGTTGGTAAGAAATACTCAGGTCAATGGTATGTAAAGAAAGTTACTCATCTAATAGAACCGGGACAAGGTTATATATGTGATATAGAATTACAGAAACACTTACCTAAACCAGGAGCTTCAGGAAATGCTTCATTAGTAAATACTCAGAAAGGTACTGTGGATAATACTAAGGCTTCATCTAACCCTGTATCGGCTAAAAATCATACAGAATTGAGGAAGAAGACTAAGAATTCTTCAGGTCAAAATCTTAAAACTAAATCTCCAAAAGGTAATAATTCAACTTGGCAGGGTTATTTAGATATACCTTGGACTGCTTCAGAGAATGCTGCTGTAGATGCAGTAATACAAAATGGTAGGAAAGCAGGCATGTCAGATACTGAGATTTCTAAGTTAGTAGGTAACATGGCTAATAATATTGCCAGAAGAAGAGCTAGTGAAGCTAAGGGATATGGAATTAAAGTTCCAGGCTATACTACTCAAGTAGTTCAAGGTAAGAATGGTAGAATTGTTAAGGTACATAGTACTGGTAATATTGGTATAGATCCCAATATAAAAGTTCCAAAAGGTAAGTATACTTCTAAGAACTTCCAATCAGCTATTAAGAGGAATAATGTAAATAAGAAGAAAAAATAATATGGCAGAGGGTTTATTATCTCAATTAGTAGATAATGGAGTAGAATCTATAGGTAGGTATTATTCCATTTATAGAGCAGTAGTAATGGATATAGATGATCCCTTTAATATGGATCGTCTGCAGGTTTATGTCCCAGATGTAGATGTAATTACTTGGGCTATACCTTTTGGAAGTCATGGTTCAGAAAATTGTGGTTTTAGATTATTCCCTTTACCTAAGAAAAGTGATATAGTATATGTACTTTTTGAAAAGGGTAATCCAGGAAACCCCTTATGGATTTATCATGGATGGTCTATGAATCAATCTCCCGAAGAATTTGAAGATCCTGATATATGTGGTATAGTAACTCCAAAGGGTACTAAAATACTTATTAATGATAGAACAGGAGAAATTCATATAGAGGCAGCGAATAGATTATCTATAGTAGCTTCTAGTGAAGATGGTATAGTAATTAGTGCTAATAAAATTAGATTAAATTCTAGCCAGCAGGTTATATTAAATAACGGTGATGAGCCTTTAATTAGTATAAATTCATTAACCAATAGGTTAAATAAATTAGTAAATGAGATAGAGGAATTGAAAACTTTATATAATACTCATACTCACCCTGCTATTTCTTCTACTACGGCTAATGTGGTAACGAAACCAATTTCTACTTTTAATAAAGAAGAATATTCTGATGAATCAACTTTACACTAATAAACATGGATAATATAGGTAATGGAGCTTTATTCCCTATAAAGTTAGGGAAAAACTCTGAAGGACAAACAGGTTGGTACCCTGTATACAATGATACCAGATTAATAGAGAATAATATTCAATCTATCCTTAGTTATGAATTGGGTTTTAGATTTAGACAAGAATATTTTGGTAACCGATTAAATGAATGTTTAGAGGAACCCAATACTCAAAAGTTAAATTTTATGATACAGCAATTCATAGATATTGCTATATCACCCTATGAGGGTAGAATTGCTCTTAAGAATATAACTACTTCCAGGATAAATCAAATACTAGATATACTTGTAGAGTATGAGATTTTATCTACTGGTAAGGAAGGTTCAGTATTAATAAATTATAACTTAAATCAAATATAATATGCTAAGCAATAAATGGACAAATACTTTAAGTAGATCTTTTCAGTCTATTAGGACTGATATGATATCGGCTTTAAAAGATTTTAAGGATAGAGATGGTAAACCTCTGATAACTGATTTATCAGAAGGTAATATATTTGTAATCATAATTTCTTTGTTTGCAGCTATTGCAGAAGTACTACACTACTATATAGACAATATGGCTAGAGAAGCTTTTTTAACTACAGCCAGGAAATACAGTAGCGTAGTTAATCAAGGTTTATTAGTAGATTATCATGCTCATCTAGCTAATCCTGCTACAGTAGATGTAATCCTTAGTAGAGAATTACAGGGAGCTAATACAGGAGCTAAGGTAAATATTCCCAAGGGTTTAGTTTTCATAGATATATTTGGTAATCATTGGGAAAATACTCAGGATGTTAAATGGGATAATAATAGTTCTAATTGTATACTATCTTTGATACAACATGAATTTATAGAAGATACTCCCTTAAATAATCAAATATATCCAGGAGGAAATTTGATATTAGAGAATAATTTGGGAGATAGCTTTATAGAACATAATGGAGTACAGTTAACTTTAAACAATGATACTTGGACTCAAGTAGATACTTTTGCTTACAGTAAACCCACTGATAAACATTTTATGGTTACTATAGATGAATCTAGTAATCCTATAATAATATTTGGAGATGGTAAATTTGGTAAGATACCTGAGGTAGGTCAAAAGATAACGGTTAAATATTATGTAACTAAAGGAGAAAAAGGTAATATAAGTAGCAATTCAATTATAAAAGTACCTTCTTCATTAACATCCATATTACTTACTGCTACCTGTAATAATCCTAATTCAGCTGGAGATGGTAAGAATTATGAGGATATGGAGTTATTACGTTCTCACGTAGCTATTCAAGCTAGAACTATGGGTATAATAGTAACTCGTAATGATTTAATAGATTGCGTTAAATCTATACCAGGTATAAAGGATGCTAAGCTAGAGGAGATATTCAATAGGAAATTAAATCTATATATCTCACCTTCTACGGGAGATACTACAGTATCATCAGAAATGATTTCAAAAGTATCTAATATCATTCAAGATAAGAATATGTTAGCCAATAGAGTTACAGTAAAATCGGCTGGAGTATCTAAAATACATCTCAGTTTAAATATTACTGGTAAACCTTCTTACAAAAGTTCTCAGATATATAATGAAGTATTAATGGCTTTATATGATTCTTATTCTGGTAATACCTCTAAGATAGGAGGTAATATTAGAGTTAGTGATATATATGCTTTATTAGATAATTTACCTTCAGTAGATTATCTGTATATAAATAAGTTCTTTATCTCACCTTGGCCTAAGATAATTAAGGGAGATATTCAATTAGATTTAGAATTAAATGATATAGAGAAAGCTAATGGTTCTATGACTTATCTAATAACCATGGGAGTAGATAATACTTTTAACTTACGTTCTACTTCAGGTAATTTTGTTATAGAAAATCAACAGATATCTAACAACATTTTAATAGAAGATACTAAAAATGGATTTAAGTTTTCTATAAGTATAAAGGGTACTTATAACTTAGGTTCTAGGTATGAGTTTACTATAAGTGAACCTAATGTAGATTATGAAGATACAGGATTTAATCAGATAGTATTTAATGATCCTTCGTTGTTAAACACAAATATTAAAGAAACTCTATAGATATGATAGATATAAAAAATTTGATAGAGTACTTACCTTTTTATTATAAGGATTCTGATACTTATAAGGATTCTAATGGAAAAGGTATATTAGAGAAATTTCTAGAAATATGTGGTACTTATTTCCAAGATAATATTAAGAAAAGTATAGATAATACTCTAGAACATTGTTTAAAGGTAGACAAAGATATAGATGATGTTTACTTAAACTATATATGGGAATCATTTGGTAAATTTCCCTTTGCTAAACCTGATAGTAAATCTATTTTTAATTTAAGTAAAGAACAGAAGATAGATTTAATAAGATATGTAATATCTCTTTATAAGATAAGAGGTAGTAGGAAGTTTTATGAAATAATCTTCAGATTATATTCTAATAAGGATAATCTATTAGAATTGAAGAATATAGAGGAAACTTCTCCTGATTATCTATCAGATTTTAGAGATGGTTCTATATCTAGAGATAATACAGATAGTACTGATTTATGGCCTTATTTCGACATGAGTAATTTTGATTCAACCGAAAATTTTGATGAATATAGAGAAATATCTCTACATGGCCAAGTTGATTTTTATGTAAGTATAAACCCTTTAATATCTACTAATATGAAAGAAGTTTGGAATATAATAAAGAATTTGATAGATACTTATCTACCTTTCCATACAGTATCTAACCTAATATTGAATGGTAAGAATCATGAGGAAAAGGATTATAATTTTAATGTTTTCTTGAAAACTGGAGATAAGTGGTTACCTCAAGCTACTGGTGCAGAGGTAGATTTACAACCTGGAGAAGATATTCTACTTAAAGTAAGGTTAGTAGATAAAGAAGGTAATTTAGTAAAAAATATACCTTGGTATAGTGATATGGTATATACTAAAGGTAAGAAAGCTAGTGAAGATCCCAATTATTATAAAGGTCAATCAGAACACTCTAGGTACTATGGAGAGCAGATCTTTACTATACCCTCTGTTTATAGAGTAAAAGATTCCTTTAATATAAAGGAAGTAACTAATAAATATAGGTTTTACTTGGAATCTTCTTCGGATTCTTTTGAATTTGAGGTTAAAAATACTAAATACACTGGAGTAAGTAATTATGTAATCTATGTTCAACCTCATACTAAAGAATTGGATGGTATAAAACCTATAGAGGTTACTATAGAAGCTTATAAGTTAAATGAAGATGGTACTAAACAACCTTGTAGAGTATTCTCAGAATGGCTGAACGTTAGTGAAAAATCTTTTGAAGGAAATAACTACTTAACTAAGTGGAAGATAAATAAAGCCGGTACTTTTGGATTTTATGTATTAGAGAATCCTAATTACAGAGTAGAGGTTACTATTAAGGATTATGTACCAGCTTATAAAGTATTATTAGGTTATAAGTATAGTCATATAAAAGATCCTCTAAGACCCTATAAAGATAAACCTAAATATGAAGAGATTGATAAGTTAAATGAAAAGGTAGACCGTGTTAAAATAAGTACCATGCCTTGGTTATTAACTGATTGTTTAGTTAAGGTTAATATATTACCAATAGGTCCAGGTAAATTACCCAAAGATATTACTGTTCAGGTGTTAGGTACTTCTATATATCTGAAAAATGGAGATACTTGGAATCCTTTGAGTATGACAACTTATACTTTTGTACCTACTATGGGAGATACTCTTAGAAATCAACCAGCTACCTTAGAAATAACTGATAAGAATATAGATTTTAACCTATATATCGATTATAATGATGATTTTAAAGATACTATTAAAGATACCATACAGGGGATTTCTAGTGAAGCAGGAGCTACCATAAAATATCAACCACTAAATGATTATACCGAGGAATGTATAAAGAGTAATCTATTATCTTGGGTAATATCAGGTCCAGATAATATTGACCATATAATCGGTTATGGTCATAGTGAACTATCTGGAGAAGAGCAAATATTTACTAATGATAAATATACCTTAGAAGCTATAGAAGTACCAGAAGAGAGGAAAGGATTGAGAATTAAATCTAAGGTACCTGGTATATTTACTATAAGATCATCAGTAAGATCTCTTAGATTAGGTACAGTAAATAAGGTTACTTTTAAAGTTAAAGATGGTAGAGTTGGAACTTTAATACCTGATAAATTCCAAATAGTTCCTATAAATACTTGGACTAATAATTGGTTAGATGATAAACCCTCTAATAGAGTAATCTATAGGTATAAAAAGGGAGGAGCTTATCCTAAGTTTAGATTACAGTTATTAGATAAGTTGGGTAATATTATAGATAATGGTAATGTAGAATTTAAACAAGTACCTTATTCACAAAATCCTGAAGATCAGTTGAAGAATGTATATGGAAACATAGAAGTACAAAGAGATACATCTTTTACCTGTAATTATAATACCTATACCTTTTCAGCTAATATCAGATTAATTACTCTAGAAGCAGAACCTATAGTACTTAATTGGGTAGGCAATAAAGATGGTATGATTATAGGAGATGTAACTAAAGAATTAAATATAAAAGCAACTGATAATATATCATGGACATTAGAGAAATCTCAGGAGTAGGCTTACAAGATAGCCTAAGAAAAGTAATGATTATGCCTATGACTGTAGAATTCATTGAGATGTTCCACAATCTAAGGTGGATGATAGGATTAGCTATGGTTCTAATTATAGCTGATTTCTGGTTCGGTATAAATGAAAGTAAATACTTACATAAACCTATAAGAAGATCCAGAGCTTGTAGAAGAACTTTTAATAAATTCATAGATTATATACTGTATATTTCTATGGGAGCTCTACTGGGTAAAGCTTTTGGAACTCCTTTTGGTTGGGATCCAATGGTAATATCTGCGATAGTTATGATATTATGCTATGGATTCGAAATTGATTCTATATATGGCCATATATGTGTAATTCATGGTATTAAAACTCACATAAGTATTTGGAAGATATTATTTATGATAATAACTCTCAGGTTTAAGAGTTTACAGAATATACTAAATGATATGGCTAATCAAGTTACAGAACAAACTAAAAACAATAAAAACAATGAATAGTAAAGTTTATTTTAATTATGGTAGTAAAATATCTTCTAAAGAGGTATCTGAAGCTATTGGGTTAATTCCGGGACCGGGTCCTATATGTGGATTTGGTTCAGCAAATATTAATGGTAATAATTTGGATATATATCCTTTTGGATATGGTGATACTGGTTCAGCAAATATAACTTCATTTGATCCTTTAAGATATCAAATAAGAGATAATATCTATAGTCACAAACTATCATGTAAGACTGATTCAGATCCTACTGACTATAATGTTAATTTCTGTTTTGTAAATAAAGATGGTATTCTATATAGGTCAGGTAGTCAAGTATTACATACGCCTATAGAAGGTGTAAATAATAAGGAAACTAGAGAAGTACTTTTATTTGCTGAACATAACTATGTAGAAGAAGCAGTACAAAATCAACCTATACTCAGGGCTTTTTGGAATGATTCTAGTGAAAGATTCTATGATTTATATAAGAAATCACAGGATATATATTATCCAACTGCTAGAGATAAAAGAAAGGCTTCCATAGATTCATCTAAAGATCCTTATAGTAGTGGAGAAGTTACCTACAAATCCTTAATAGAAACTGTTGAAAGTGTTTGTGAGGTATATCGAACTAATCAAAAGAATATGGTATTCCTGGGAGTATATGGAGAAGGTTTTGATCTTATGAATAATAATAAGAGAGAAGACTTTGCTATAATACCATACTTAGGTAAGTACCCAGCTACTATCAATTATAATCAGAGGATTCATAGTTATATAACTGAATCTATTTTAAGATTAGAGAATTTTATAGGGTATATTAAAATAGATAGCTCTACAAAAAAAGATGGTAGTGCTTTTACGTCTATAGTTGAATATCTTGAATATCTAATGGATGAGAAGATCAAAATCCTTAGAGAAGATATGAATAAGTTGGGATTGGTTCCAGGTAGTATAATATTATTCGATGGAGAAGTTATACCAGAAGGTTGGGAAGAATATACTAAAGCAAGTGGTAGAGTAGTAATAGGTTATACTGAAGGAGGTATAAACTTAGATACTTCAGATGATTCTAATAGGAGAGAATTAACTACGGTAGGTTCTATTTTCAATCCTATACCTGGAAATGGTATATATACTATTAAGATAGAAGGTAAAGATCTACCTTATCACTGTCATGGTATAGGCTTACATAAGGGTAAACAGGATAATAGTTCTGATAGAACTAAGTTAGTTGTATGTAACTATCAGGATAGGGATAGAAGTATAAGCGGTAACTGGAGTCATGACGATGGTAAAGATTATCACTTAGTAAATGGTATACAGGAAGGTACAGTAGTAACTTCTCCAAATTTAATCAATCCTGTAGACTTTACATCTGTAACAACTAAAAATACTATGATTATAGATAAACTTCCTCCCTGTATAACCTTGAGGTATATTAGGAAAAAAGCTACGGAGTAGTCCGTTGTTTTATAGTGTTTAAGTTTGATTAGGAGAACCTTAATTTCAAAGGTTCTCCTTTTCGTGTTTAATAATGTAGATCTTTTTTAGCTTTTTCAATTACTGATTGTATTTCTTCTTTTAATTCTCCTATATATCTAACAGAATCTCTAGTCTTAGGTAAATCAAAGAAATCTACTAATAGTGTATTAGTAATCCTACCATACTTAGCATTCATTTCTATATAGGGAGTAGGATTAAGAGTAACTTCCCATACTAACTGAGCATCTGGTGAAAGATTATCTAACATATAATTTTTCAATAGATTCCACATCTCTATTTTAGCTTTCTCTTGTTCTTCTAATTCATCTGAAAAATCTTCCTTACTATCATCAAATAAATCTTCGAAGGATTTTAAATTTTGATTGAAAGTAGCTTTTTCTGAATAAGCATATTTCAATAAGTGATTTTTGTAAGTAGATAAAGCTCTTAGAATATTAGCTTTTAAATGTTCTTCTTCTACAGTACCATAATATTTATTAAATACAAATAACATCTTATCATTAAACTGAGATGTTAGTATATCTGGTGAGGTATTCAATCTATTAACATCTATACCTCTAACTAAATTCCTTATTACTGGTTGGACTAACTTATATAACTTATTGAAAAGTTTTTTATCATAGTCCTCTGGCATTACTTTTAATCGATGTAATTCAGAACCATCACTATTTGTTGTTTGCATAATATTTATACTTTAATTATTTTATTACAATGCAAAATTAAGAATAATATTTTATATATGCAAATATATGCTTAGAAAATTAACCTTAGAGCTGAGGATTGATGAAGATATTCTAGAATGAAGATATCTAAAATAGCTATTTCTATTAATAATTAAAACTAACGAACATATATGAAGAGATCTAAAATCAAATTTTCATTTGATATTGATTTTCAGAAAGAAATCTTGAGATTTATTATTCAAGATAAAGATGGAAGATTAATGTTAAAGAGAATTAAACCAGGTTATCTAACCCTTATTGAGCATTCTATAATTGCAGAAGGATTAGTAAAGTATACTAAAAAGAATTCTAAAATACCTTCAGCGAATATATTAAAGCAAGTAATTAAAGAATTACTAGAAAGTAAGGGATATGTAGATTTGGTAACTAAGGAAGATATACCTAATATCATATCCCTTATTGATAATCTATATACTATACCTCTAAGGGATAGGGATTATATCCAGGAGAAAATTTATCAATTTACTACTTTTGTAGAGATGAAAAATCTAAATGATACTTTCGATTTAAATGATTTTAGTCAATATGAAGAGTATTATAAGAAAGTAGATAAAGTACTTCAGAAATCTAAACCTAAGAAAGATGATGAACCTCTATTCTTAGTCAGAGATGTAGTAGAAAGACAATTTAAGAGACAAGATAATCCTGCTATCATACCTTGTCCATATAGACAAGTAAACAGGCTTACTAATGCAGGAGGTTTTCCAGCTCACTCTGTAGGAGTATTATTAGATAAACCTAAGGCAAGAAAAACCTTCTTCTTAGTGAACTTATCTTTGGGTTATCTTAGAATGAAAAAGAATGTATTATTTATAGATACAGAAAATGGAAAAGAACAAATCATGGATCGTGTAATACAATCTTCAATCAGTAAAACTAAAGCTGAATTATATACTGGAGAATATGATAATGTAGAATCAAGGCATACTCGTAAATTACAAAGACTTGGTGTAGAGATGGTAATAGAAAGAGTTCCTGCTATGATAACTAATTGCAATCAAATCTCTACTTTAATTCATAAGCTTAGAGAGCAAGGGATAAATATTAATATACTCATAATAGATTATGCTGCTAAGTTAGCTTCAAATGATAATCATAGAGAAGATTTTGAAAGAATCTCTAATGTATATATGGATATGCAAAATTTAGCCGAATCAGAAAATCTAGATATGATTTGGACAGCTAACCATATTACTAGAGAAGGAGCAAAGCATAGGACTACTAGATATGAGGAAAATGATATTGCTAAATGCTTGGATATAGTAAGACATGCTCAAGTAATATATGGATTAAATGCAACAGAACAAGAGGAAAAAGATAATATACAGAGATTAGAATTAGTAGTTCAGAGAGATGGTAAACCAAGTGGTAGAGCTTTATTCCATATAGAAGTGGAAAAGCAAAAAGCTAAAGAGTTTACTATAGAACAAAGAAAAAAATATGATGAGTTATTTGGAGATAAGTTAGATAAATCTTTAAATAAATCTAATAAGAATCCTGATGCTAATCCTAAGAAAGCAAAGGAATTAGAACATGGAGATATTTAATTAATATAATTATGGAATTTAAAAGAGGAGAAAATTTTAAGCTAACAGGTTGTAGAAAAACCTGGACTGTAATCAAAACCTTTAAATATCAAGGTAGAGAACATTGTGTTGCAGTTAGTACTTTAGTAAATGACCCTAAGATAAAAAGATTGGGTATATTTATAAGAGAAGATGATGGTAAAGTATACCAGAGAATATGAAGATAACATCTAAATTCAAATCTCATTTATATTCTTACTTTATAAAAAGATTAGGAGCTTTTGAGTATAAACATGGATGGCTTAGGGTACCTGTATGTCCTTACTGTAACAGAGAGAACAAGATGGGAATTAATCTATCCCTATATAGATGTAATTGTTTTAGATGTAATTCTCACCCTAATCCTGCTCAAATGGTAATGGATATAGAGAATCTAGAAACTTATGGTGAACTTATTAAATATTTGAACAATGGAAACTTTGATGAACTGGAGTTTAAAGAGGAGAAAGTCGAGTTGCAGAGTAAACAGCCCGTATATCTACCAGAAGGATTCCGTAATATCAATTTTGGTACCAGTCAATTGGCTCTGGGAATGCAAAGGTATATCCGAAAGAGAGGTTTTCAAATTGATAGATTGTCTAGACTTGGCATTGGGTACTGTAATCAAGGACCTCTATTTGGGTATCTCATTATACCATTTTACTACAATGGAGAGCTTCGTTATTACAATGCCCGTAATGTTATGGGAACAGGTCCAAGATACAACAATCCAAATAAAGACATCACTGGGCTTGGGAAGGAGTTTCTTATCTTCAATTTTGACGCTATGCAAATGTATAGGTCAATCTACTTATGTGAAGGTGCAATCAATGCTTTGACTATGGGAGAAAGAGGTATAGCTACTATGGGTAAAGCTGTATCAGCTTATCAAATAAATGAGATAATCAAATCACCAGTAGAACATATTATTATATTACTTGATCCTGATGCTAAGCATTATGCCATAAACTTAGCTTTAAAATTAGTAGATTTTAAGAAAGTAAAAGTAGTGTTTCTACCAGATGGTAAAGATTGCAATGATCTTGGTAAAACAGAAGTACTTAGGTTAGTATATAATACTAGATACCAAGATTATCAAGAACTTATTAAAATAAAGAACTCTTTGGATTGAGGTAAATCTTATATTAGTATATAACAATAATTAAAATAATATGAAATCATTTGTGAAAGAATTTTTAATCAACCTATTATGTGGTTTAATAATAGGTATAGTTATACTTATTTTAGTAGGTATAGTAATATTAATACTAACTTACATACCAGATGGTATCTTACAAGTAGTATTAATCTTACTTTATACCCTTATATTAGCAGCTTTAATTACCACTATAGTGAGTAGAGCTGATAGGGAAGTAATAAATAAAATACGAGGATATAAATAATGAGAGATCCCAGTATACATATAACAAAAACTAAGTTCAAGGAATTATTAAAAGAACTTGGTGTAAAATCCTTCCCTGTGGAGGATTTTTTTGTTAATGCTAAGCAAAGTGCAATAAATACTAGAATAATGTTAGTAAAAAGTCATAAGAATATTAAGAAAGCAAATAATATTGCTCTAGCGACTTTAGGGGATGCTAACCTGGCAGCTAATATCTTCTATTCAGTACAGATTAGTATGAAATTCAAAGGCGTTAGGAAGATAGAAGAGTCTCAACCAAGGTTATGGGCAAGTTGTAAAAAGTTAGCTGATATATGTAATACCTTCTGTGAAGATTTTAATTTAAATACCAGAGAAGGTTATATAGAGTATATAAAAACTGGATTAAATATCCTTAAGAATAGGAATCACAAATCTTATCTGAATGGTTTATTAAATTTAGGTGAAGAGATAAGTAAAACTTATCAATCTAAATTAGAGCTATTAGAAGATGAAGATCCTAAGTTTACTAAAGTAATACACGATTATTACTGTAAAACTATTGCTGATAGGACTGGAATTAGAGTTGATTATAGTAATCAACCAAGCTTATACTCTTATTTCAAAGATGTAGCTAATAAATGTAATTCTGAAGATATTGATTATAGGGATTGGATAGATGCTCAATTTGAAGGTTTAGCTTGGTGTAATGGAATGCCAGAACCTCAGAATTTAGTAAATGATAAAGCGTATGGATATTATACTAAATTCATGTATAAACATTCAAATACTGTTAGAGAAGATTATATAGATGATATTAAAGGTAGTTTATGGGATAAAATAAATGATGATGAGTAGGATTATTATTAAAAATTGCAATGAGTGTGAATTGGATATTCCTCAGAAGTATGCTTTAAAATTATATGAGGAGTTAAGTATCAAACATCCTCAATCTTTCTATCTTATGAGAAAAGTTAGAGGTTGGGATGGTAAAGTACATTTCTTAAATAAATATGGAGTATTTAAGATAGGTATGTTACCGAGAGTTTATCAAACTCTAATAGATTGGGGATTAAAGATTAAGATAATAGATACTAGAAAACCTATACCTAAATCTAAGATAGTTAAGCAAGTAGGTAATTATAAACTACGTAAAGAGCAATTACAAGCTCTAGAAAATATTCTAAGGTATAAAATAGATAATATACCTTTTCATATTGGAGTAGTAAATGCTGCAGTTAATTTTGGTAAGAGTTTATTAATGTCATCCTTATATTACAGTTATGAGAAGAAGTTGAAGACTTTACTAATTACTCAAGATGCTGATTGGTTAAGACAATCTCAGAAAGAGTTTCAAGATTACTTACCTAATGAGAAGATAACATTTATCCAAGGAAGTAAAGTAGAGAATTGGTCTAACTTTAGTATAGGTATGGTACAATCTATATCTAGAAATATTAAAAAATATCAGAATGAGTTAGCTCAAATAGATATGGTATTAGTTGATGAAGCGGATTTAGCAGGTAGTAAGATGTATCAAACTGTACTTACTCATTTATATAATACAAGGGTAAGGATAGGACTATCTGGTACCATATATATGAGTAAGCTTGCTAAGGATAAACTTAAGAATATGAATCTTGAAGCTTTCTTTGGCAAAGAGATGTTTAAATTTACAATTAAGGATTCTATTAAAGTAGGTCATTCTACTAATACCATTGTTAAATTAGTACCTTGTATAGAATTATATCCTGATAATTATAAAGAGATGAGAGTATATCAGGATGAGTATGATTATAATATTATTGAGAATGAAGATTCTTATAAGGTAATTACAGATAGGCTAAAATATAACATATCTTATGGCAGATTACCTGCTCTCATAGTATGCAAGTATATTAAACACTGTGAAAACTTATATAAATATATATCTAATGCACTAGATCCTACTTATAGAGTTGCTTATGTTCATGTAAATACTCCAGATAAAGTTAGAAAAGGTATTATGGAAAATTTTAGAGAGGGTAAGATAGATATTTTAATCTCTACTACCATCATTGCTCGAGGTAAGAATTTCCCCAAATTAAGATATATGATTAATGCAGCAGGTATGAACTCTCAAGAGAAATCTATTCAATTCCTCGGAAGATTAGTAAGAACTTATGAAGGAAAGAGTAGAGTGTATCTAGATGATATTCAATATCCTGGTAAATATTTAAGTAGACATTCAAAAAGAAGAGCTAGATACTATAGAGAGGAGAAACTTAAAGTTATTAATTTATCTAAACTCTAAGATATATTTACACATAGGTATAAGGTATCTACTAAATGATAATATCTTTTTACTTGTAATAAAGATATTTATCTAATTAGGCTTAGAGGCATATAAAAATATCTTAGATTCAAGGATCTTAAAGCTTTAGCTATGAATTTATAAATTAATAAATAAAATGATTACAGCAATATTGATAATAACATTTACTTTTCTATGTATGGGTATGATTTCTTATCAGATAAATGATTTGAGGAATAGTATAAAAAACCCATATTACAAAGATATGTATCAAATATCCTATCTCAGGTGTTTGTATATAAATCAATTAAAGTTGATAGAGAGTAAATTAATCTTAGAGGAACGTTTTGAGGAAGTTCAAAAGGTTCAAGAGTTAATTCAAATTGAGATTGATAAACAGAAAGAAGATATTAATAATTTTAAAACTAATGGTTAAAATGAAGAAATCTATTGTATTAGTAATTACTGTAGTAATTTTAGTGTCTGCAGCTATTTTAGGGTGTAGTAATAGTAAAGCAGATAGTAGCTACTATCATAATAATTCTGTATTATATGAGGACAAAGATATTAAAGTTTACACAGTAAGTATAGGTAACGGTTATTATGTAGTAGCTTTTTCTAAAAGGTCAGGTGATATAGATGTTTGTCGTTAAAAATTAGTGATTATGGAAACAGTAGATTTAATTAGCTTATTACTTATGTTAGTAATATTTATCTTGGGAAGTTTAATACCTATAGTATTTTATAAAGCTCCTTTATATATCAGGTTTTCTTTATGTAGAAGGATGATATTGGTAAACTTTTATACAGCTTTTTTTGTATGTTTAGCTACTATATTGATTATGAATAATATACATAAGATTAATTCTATTATGGATATAATAGGATGTTTTTTATGGGTAGCTTTACCAGGAGCTATTTCGGTGGTTTATTATGACTATTTCTATAAAGAAGCTCATCATAAATGTCCTCATTGCGGTAGTAGGAAGACTGTTAAATTAGATGATAATGATGGAGAATATACCAACATGGATTTTTATTGTAAAAATTGTGATAAAAATTTTACAATAGAGAGAAGTTGCACAGGATGTTGGCCAGATTAAATCAAATATTAATTTATAGAAAAACAATATGAACTCAGAACTAATTAGTAAAAGATTAGAAGAAGTATTTAGCTTTGATAGGTTAGATACTAAGTTAAAAGGATTATTAAACTTACATAAAGAGTGTATTAAAGATATGTATAATTCATCTTCATTTAATACTGATCCTATTGAAAGTTTTAAGAATCTGAATTATAAATGGATATATGCAGAGAAGCTTCTAACTAAGAAATACCCTAAACAGGATATACCTATGAATATGTTTATACATCTTACTAAGATATTATTATTTAAAGATGAAAAGATGGGTGAAACTCTACGAAATAATCTGATGGTTATATTATCTTGGGATAATATCAAAGATGGAGAAAATCATGATATCTTTAAACTTTTAAAGAAGATTTTAGAACTTAAATCCTGAATATATAAATGGAAATAGTAGTTTATAAGAAAACGTCCTGGGTAGATGTAGTTAATGCTGCAAGATTTACTCAAGGTAAAGATCCCTTAGATAAAGAACCTTCAATAGAATTTAAGAGGAGAATAATCAAATCAGAGCATTCTCCTCTGAGATTGTTAGAATTTGATATTTATATATACGGTATACCTTACTGTAATATGGGTCATTTAGTTAGACATGTACATGCCATACCCTTTGTTAGTACTTCTAGATCTGATAAAACTGGAGTAGATAGATCTACTAGAAAACAAACAGATCCAGTTAATATGATGCTCAGAGTTAATGCTCAAGAGATTATAAATATATCTAAGGTAAGATTATGCAATCATGCCGATAAAGTTACTAGAAATACCTGGAATAAAGTAATAGATGCTTTATTTGATATAGAACCTGAATTAGCTAAAGCTTGTGTACCTTCTTGTATTTATAGAGGATTTTGTCCTGAATTCAAGAGCTGTGGTTTTGATCATACTCCAAGTTTTAAGAGTGATAGAGAATTATACCTGAAGAATTTAGAAGTATAGCCTATACTATATTAAATAAATTTAATAATATGAGTAAGAAAAAGAAATTATCTACTGAGGATTTGTTAGCTAAACATGATCCATTTGAACCCTTTGATTTATCAAAGATAGGTAATGATAAAGATCCTTGTTTTGGTAAGGGGTATAATCTTACAACTAAAGAGTGTAAGATGTGTGGAGATTCTGAATTATGTTGTTTTCAGATGTCTCAGTTATTAGGTAAGACTAGAAAACAATTAGAGAAAGAAAATAAGTTTAAAGACTTAGATATATTAGAAGATACTCAG